ATGAAGATCGTCTATGCAGATCCTACGTCTGGTCAGGACGTGTTGTTTCCTAACGAGGGAGTAAGGATTGAGGTCGATGGATCTACCCGCAAATCCGTTTAAAGATGCAGATCGATACGTGATTCTACGAGACAAATGTATGCCCAATTCATGGGTACCTAAACTTCAACTAATCAATGACATGATCATCATGCCATTGATCGCGCTGTTCTATTTTTTCAATTCAGGTGAGTTTATTATGGCTCTCTCGACCATGATGACTGCGTATCGGGTCTGGAAGGATTGGATCGAATTCACAGAACTACAGTATTCCATGCAGAGGATGAGGTTACGAATGGCACAAGTTGGTGGTCCGTTCATTACGACGAATGATCCTAAGTATATGCCTTATGTCTGGGCGGACGCAGTTGTGCGTCACACGTGAGTGGTTGTGGGGGCAATGCTACGGTCAGCGATCGGCCAGTTGGTATCACCGACCTCGCCGCGAAATCCGTACCCAACACCCTCTCCACCCGTTCCACCGCGCATACGATAGCGGCGCGAGCGGCGAGAACGACGAGAACGGCGACGACCACCCTGTCCCTCGTAACCCGATGATGTAGACGGGGCACCGTTGTAACTGCTTGCAGCATACGGCGCAGTTCCTGCGGTACTGATCGCCGTGAAACTGGCACCTGCCGGTTGTCCATTTGCTCCCGTAACAGTTGAACCAAAGCTAGGGAATGCCGCGCCACCGCGACGAGTCTTACGCTTGTGCTTGCGTGTCTTGTGCTTGCGGGTCCTGCGACCGCCCATTGCACTGCATGTCGCCATTTACATCTTCACGCGAAAAGACTCCAATGCTGCCTGGAACATCGTCATAATATTCATACCCGCGCACAAGCGTCCCAACGGGTGCGTCCTCGAGTGTGAACAATGCTGTAAGATCTGGTTGATGAAAAAGACGCAGGCATTCTGCAATCCACTCCTGTCTTTGTGTCCATGTTGAGGTTGGATGCACCACCAATCCATTGATCGCCCACACATCATTAATCACAAACACATCCTTTGATATACGTGTTGTCCGAAAGATTGTATCGCAACACATCCGCTCATCCATGACAAGTTTTAACTCCTCTTGATGTCCACCCTTTTCATCAATACTCAGCGCAACTGCCTCACTTGTCGAGGGTCTTTGGGTCAACAGCAACCAACCAGGCAGGCCGTTCAGCTGCGGAACTCGGTGCTTTCTCGAGTCCGGGTCGCTCCTCTTCACGAGGGATTTCCATTGGTACAGGCGGCGCATACGTTGGTACATTCACTTCCTTAGGTTGCGCTGGTTCCATGAAAGGCGGTCTCTGTTCAAACCTTACTTGAGGACGAGGCTCGGGGTACATCCAACGGATGACAGCAAAGACGGCTAGATGAATAACAATTAGCATGATTAGGGACGCCATCGCGGTCACGAGCACATCATATGCCTCCATTTGTTTTGCCCCTGTCTTTTCTTACTCTGGAATCCTACGCAGCTCCTCGAAATACTGTGTCCCATTTGGGGTTTCCTCCTTCCAGCGTCGGGGTGTCTTTGAATATTCGGTTACGGTGGTCAATTCAGCTGAATACACGCGTGAGACCACTCCACCTGTAAAGGGTCGTTCGAAAAACGTGATAGGTGGTCCCAATTGAAAAACTTGATAGGTTTGGCCATGTGTATCGATGCGACCGTTCCCCGTATAGAGGAACTTTGTTTCATATGTCTTTCCTGGTTGTGCAGCCCATTCCGGAGGGCCTGTCGTGATCCTAAGCTCCATCCTCCACTGTGTTCTTGAAGACGAGCTCCTCTAAGCTAGACTTATCAGTGAGGATCTCCTGCATCTTACGTGTCACCAGGCGGAGGTTCGACTCGATATCAGCCCAGATCTCGGGATCGTTCTCAAACACCGTGTTCCGCTTGGTTCCGTTCGGGAACTTTTCGATCAGCTCTGAATCGGTTGCACCTGTCATGTGCATGTAGACACGTAGCTGAATCTCATCATAGATCGGCACTGTCTTCCAGTAGGTTGTGCGATCTTTCGAGTCCACGATGCGGTTCAGCTCGGCGACAAATCCATCCGTTCGCCCAACCAATACGAAGGTGTCCTTCTCCATTCGCAGCATCTTGGTGTTGCGCTCCGTGACCACGACCTTGTGGTCCGCTTCGTAAGTGTTGAGGATCTTGTCCTCATTCTGAAGACCACGCTTCTTAGCGACCTCACCGCGAGCATCTGCGAGGAGCTGCGTAGCCATCTCGGGTGTCATGTTGGGTGTGCGCTCAACCACCTTCTTACACGCAGCCTCGACTCGTGCGAGAGATACATCTACAGATGGAGCAGCAGCAACTTCGGCTGCAGCCTTCTTGCGAACCTCGACCGCCTGAACAATCGCGGCCTGAGCGAGTGCCTTCTCTTCTGCTGAAACTTCGATACCTGCCGCAGTCTTGAGATCAAGCTCATGGCTGCGGCGTTCAGCTGCAACCAGAATCTCTTGAGCAGTCAACTCAGCTGCTATGGCAGTGTCTACAACCTTACAGTCATCCAGTGCAGTAAAGACACTGCGTTGAATCTCGCGATCCTTGAGGAATGCCCCCTTGAAGTTTTTAACTGGCTTTCGTTTGTGTGCCCGTTCAATCGATTCGATGGTTGCTGCAACTTGCTGGTCCTTCTTGAAGACCTCATACATAACTTGATCAGGAGTCTGGTACTTGTGGCGGTCGATTGCACCTGCCACTTGGGTGGCAGAGAAGCATGGGCGGAACATTCTAGTGCTACCCCCTTGTGTAAGAAGCTACGATCCGTTTTCATGAGAAGGACCTTTGCATCTTCACGATTGCATCAATCCAACCGGGCATGCCATTGAGTACGTTTGAGACCTGAAGCGTGGGAGCACATGGTGTTGTGTCAAGCGAGCCTTCGCACAGGAGGACTACAGCTGCAATCAACAGGGGGCGCTTGCTCTTATCGGACGGACTCCACCTGAGAGAATGAATACGATAGAGGACATCTGTATATTCACGTGTACTAGGTGGACTGTTCTTACGAATCGCATCCCAGAAGATCCATACAGGATGAGTGCTATCACTTCCCGATACGTACTCATCACCGCGTGAAGCAAACAGTAGATTAGTCTTTGTATGCTTTTTATGTTCGCGGCAGAATGTGAAGACCCACGACATCCAGTACAGAGCACGTGTTAGATCACGAACATCTGAGCGGATGCAGTAACAGAATTCGTTGATCGGTACGGCAATCGGCATGGGATCATTTGGCTTGAGAACCTGTACCCCATACAGACGCGAGGGAGACTTGAGGCTCTCCTGAATGGTTACTGGATCGAAGTCATGACCAGGCTTGATGGTCGGAAGTGTCATGAGTTTGTTCTTGCGACACAACGCTAGAGTCGCTGCAACCTCACATACCATCTTTCGAATATCTGGATGGTTACGAATCTTTGTCATAGTATGAACGTCGTACTGTCCCTCGATGGGTGCATACGTTTCATACACTTTGGCCAAATAGAGAAATACATTGGGTTGCGCGCGATTGATATGAAGTGCCGCAGCTTCAAAGAATGCGCCCCATAAACTATGCACAAGACCGGAGCAGAGCAACTCAAGCGTCCAGTAGCATGCATAATCTGCATGACCTAACTGGATCGTATGAATCAACACTTTCCGCACATGTGCACGTGGATGTCCGCAAAAGGTTGTTTTTTGAAAATCAGATACACTTCGAGGATCTAGTACCTCCATTACCTAGTTCAGTTGTTTCATCTAGGGGCTGCTGACGCGAGGTACTTACCAAGAGCACCGAAGATCGCATTCGTCTCATCGGATGCAGCAGGCCGTGCGGGTGCACCTAATGTATCTGATTGCATGCTTACCCCCCGCAATGCGCGACTCCCAACCGTAAACACGAGGTACAAAAGAGCGAGTACGATCAAAATGTTAAGTCCGACATTTAACCATGTGCCATAATCGGTAGCTTGTTGACGGATCTTGCGATTGATATTGATTTGGTTGCGAATGGCACCAATCTGTTTGTCGAATGTCCCAACCGAGTACTCCATATCATCCTTAACGCTGAACACGCTGTCCTTAAGATTGTTGATCAGATCAAGCGTCTGCTGCTGTTGGTACACTTGATTATTAAGAAACTGGTAATCACCGATAAACTTGTCCTTATCCTTTTGAATCTGTGACTCATACATCACATCTAATGCATTTGGATCTTTCGTCAGAGCTGAGTACTTTGCATTCGCAACTTCATCATTACCACCTGCAGCAAGAACCTCGCGTGCGGCGGCATCAATCTGAGCCTGTCGATCAACCCGGAGATCCGCCTTCTCCTGCTCTTTATCGAATCTGATCTTTTCAGCGCGATATCTACTATACGCATCAGCATCTACGCCGTTAAGACTTTCGATTGTAAATGCAGCTGTGTCATCAGCCTTTCGTTGGACTGCAGCCATAGGCATGAGATGAATTGATACACTTGGGTCTATAGTACTTACGCACCGCTGTGCACCGTCCACTGTTCGCAACTCATACCCATCATGGCATGCCATTACGCACGAGAGAGGCGAAGCGCCACTCACTGTATCTGATGGACACTTGAACTGTGCGTTACCCATTATTTATTGGAAAGATAGATTGCTAGGGAGAACCCAACACACAATGTGAAAAAGGCGACACCGTGTACGATAGATGGCGGAAGCAGGAAATACTCGAGGAATGCGATCACAACGAAGAATAGACAGATCTGAAGAGTCTTTAAGCTAACTGCAGAGATCTCGCGGATACTCAGTTGTGCATCCTTGATGTCAACAGTTGGTTGTGTCGGGGGCCGTAGAGGCTTTAGCTCCTCAATCGCTTCTGCATATGCTGCGGCGACACCATCATTAGCCATCACAGATTCTCGTGACTTTTCTTGTTCGTCTTCCTTATCTTTCGCAATGCGCCTCGTAAGTCCGATAAAGTCAGTGAAGAACCTGGCCTGTTCTTCAGTAAAGACCGTTAACGACGCAGTCTTGGGGATCTTCTGGAGACGTAAGAAATAGCGATTGTCCGAGATCGACATGCATTTCTCGTTATCTGCTTCCTGTATGTACTTGAAGTCTGGTGGGCATGCGATGCGACAGGCATCTCCTACTGTCGCTTCAAATCCAGATGGACAACTCATTACTTATTCGCAACAAACGGTCTTAGGCCACCGAAGATTGTGCTAGCGAAGCGAGCATCCAAGTTAGCATCCTGACTCTGCCCATTGCGGGCATAGGGGCGGTTGAACGTTGTCTTCGGGTCGATGTACGGCGCAACGGTAGCCGCCATACGGACAAATCGAGTGTATTCGGAGGCATCCACGCCACGCATGTGACGAGCCGGAGCAGATGGTTCATAGAAGGATTGCGCAGTCGGCATTTTATTACTCCTACAAGATAATGGTTGGGTGGCTCACAGCCCTTTTGTTTGCGCTGATTATGGTCGCAACAATCAAAGCTCGCGAACACGAGAAGTTTGACGTTGTAGCGCCAAATGGAGATGGATACTTTACATCTATTTCTGAGGACTACCAGACACTGCTTGATGCATACTCGACCGCATTCGTTGCATCAAAAAAGACTGGTGACCAAACGGCAGTGATCCAGGTTCAAAGTGCAATCGAAGCCTATCAGGTGGCCATGCGCGATCAGGTTCAGCAGAACCAGTTTTACATTCAGACATTCCTCGATGAGTACAAGGACTCAAATCCTGAACTAGAAGCTCTTCATGAGAAGGCACAGACGTTGAAAGAGGAAGGTCCGAAGATCGCGAACGAACTGGCTGTATCAAGCGTGGACACTCCTCCACAGATTGATTATGGTGCATTGGTTACTCGGATTGTCGTACTGTCATTGATTATCGGTATCAGCCTTGCACTCAGCGCCTGATCAACACAATGAGCAATGCAAGCGATGCAGCAACAAAAAGAGCTCCGAATATCTTTGTTCCGGTTCCTTTTTGGACCTCTTCGAACTGATGAATCCTGCGAAGTGTCTCAAGCTTATCAGTGCTTACAAGAATACCATTGTAGTCCCGCTGAATTTTCATAATACGTTCAATCAGTTCCTCCTGCTCCTCTGCAGTTCCGGTTCGTGAAGAAAGGGCGAGCATTTTAGACAGAGTGTCGTTCATTGCCTTCTTTGCTTCTGCGATATCGGACAATGCAGATGCATCATTGGTTGTAAGTGCATGTTGGACGAGTCCGTCGTACACTTCCTGTCGCTTCCTTAACTCATCCCGTAAGTCGGCCATATTGCCCGCAGCAGTCGGATCCATTGTGTCTAGGCAACATTTACATCAGCTACGCAATACCGATAATACACGCTCTGTCCAACCGTGTCGCTGTGACGGATAATCTCAATGATATTTCCCGGTACTGCGCCAATGATGCGAGCCTGGATGTCCTGTGAATCAATCCACGGCATCTGGTCTTCTGGCTTCACAATACGGTTCTTGTCGAGAACCACTTTAGCCTCATCTGGGCTAAGGATACGATGCGGTACAGACATGCGATGTGTTGTGATATCCATCTGAAGCTCGCGCAGATGGAAGAACTGCATGCGTTCCTTGATAAAGGTCGTGCGGATCAGGTTCATCAGGTTTCCAGATGGGTTCGACTTCGAGACCACAACCATTCCATTCTTGTAGTCATTCTCCGCCACATACGCAAGGTATGTATTGACATCGCGCTCCAACATCTTGTCCTTCTGACTAAAGATGACCAGGATATCGCCCATCATGTACGCATTCACATCCTTCAGGCCAGTGACGACTACCTTCGTCTCGGTGGGGAGCTTACGACGCTCAAAGTGAATCCTAAGTGTTGCAAGTGCTTTATCTTCCGACATGCTCCTTTCTACTAGGACGGAAAGAGTTCGTTTTTTATTGCCCGAGTAAAACAATGCTTCACATCGTCGCTCTTCTTGCAGCGGTTGCTACACTCTGGTTTGTTTGGACTCTCTCGGGAGCACAGGAAAAGTTCCAGCCTGAAATGCTGGACCGCAGTCAGAGCCAGCGCACGCAGGAGTTAGAGCACTCGTCGTATGACCAGAGGACCAACCATATGCCGCGCAACTCCTTCGTTGAGGCGGCATCTGGCATGCCAACACCGTTCCGCGTAAACGCATATACAGCCGTGAGGTAAGGAGATATAATGAGTGCAAAATCAAAAATTCCAAGAGCCCTGCGTGAACAGGTCTGGGTCTTAAAAGTTGGAAGGGTCTTTGATTCAAAGTGCAAGATCACATGGTGTACGAACCGTATATCTGTATTTGATTTCCAGTGCGGTCACAACATCCCTGAGTCTAAGGGTGGTGTCACCGGTATAGATAACTTGATTCCTATCTGTTCACGATGTAACGGTAGCATGGGGAATCAGTTCACGATTGATGAATGGAATGCGAAGTTCGCGTCACAGAAGTCATGGTGGCGGCGAATCTTTCAATGGTAGTCTAGCATCATCTGCTTTCCAAGATCACTCCAGCTTGGTCTCTGCATTCCAATCGGTTTAATAAAGTAGTACCATGTATGAATCTTCTGAAGGGGTTTCCAATACTGATCTAAAATATAGTTCCAATGCTGCTCCGGATACATCTCGTAGAGGGCTAGGCCCTGCGTCCATCGATCGATCAACGTCGTGTAATACCTCGAATGAATGATATACCCACCCGTTGTTTGCGCCTCGAATACACGACCAAGTGGAGGACTGCTCGGTATTCCGCGTATAAGCTTGAATGCCAACAGGACCATATCATAGTATACCGGAAGGGACTTCAATGCTTGTTCAAGCTCATCTTTGGTGACCTTGAAGGAGAAATCATCTTCCAGAATCATCACTTCCTCATACCCACGCTCACGTGCCAGCTTCAGCACTGCAATATGAGATGCTGTACATCCAATTCCACCGGGCTCTCGTTCAATCGCAGAAAACCGCTCGGCCTCAATTCCCATTTTCTCCAACTCGGCTTCTAGTTCAGCTCTTCTATCGGTTCGACGATCAAGATTGATATAGATACACTTCATTATGTCATCTCACGCTCTCTTGTCTAAAAAGGAAACGCCAAAGTAGTTCTCAAGTTCACACACCTTATCGGCGCGTGTATTGAGACCAGAAAGGGATTCTGTTCCAAGCTTCTCATGGCCATTTTCCGTTACCTTGAAGATCTCTTCGTAGTGCTCAACCTCAGTCGGAAACACCGGAACGTTGTTCATCTGACAATACATCGAAACCCATTGATCGTCTACGAAGCGTGCGCACTCGGGAAGTGGAAATGAACGGAGCCCTTTCAGAACGGACGAATGAACCAGATTTCCAACATATCCATGCACCATGCCACCCGATGTCTTTTCTTTGATGGAGTGATAGTGATTCTGATAGACCCCAATGGCACGCAGGTTGGATTTCATTCTGGAAATCAGATTCGGAGCATACTCTTGATCATCATCACAGACAAACACCCATGTATTATCGGGTGGTGTTGTTCCAATATACTTGCTTGCCGGACCGAAATCCTCGCCGATACATACGGTCACCTTTGATGCATATGGTTCTTCTTGTAGATATGCAGGTGGCGAGTAGTTGCCAAACCTCCGATACGACGTTGAGAGTGCGAGGTAGATATGGTCTACCTGATGAAGAAGAGAATCGATTGCCAATCGGCACTCAGCTTCACGGGGAGGAATGGAGGTCAGGCTTGCAACGGTCATGAACGCATCAGATGGAATGCATAGAATCGAGTCATCATGGTTGGCTCTGTACCACGATGGTGACCATCCTTCTGCTTCCAGACGAGCCCATGCATTAACCTCCCATGTAAGGATTCCTTCCTGAAGAAAACGTGGAAAGGATTCTGACATTCGCTTATCAAACTCTAAGATAGACGCACGATCTCCTATGAAGAAACTACCGCAAAACCGCCAGTGAACCGAATCAAACGATGGCATTCCCTTGTCCCAGCATCCTGGAATCCAAAGTCCATTGCGAACTGTATTTTGCAACAGTCTGATTCGTTCAATCCCTTCATCGTGTCTGTGAATCATATGAAAGATGCCAAAATCAATCCATGCATACTGTCCATCCTCTTTTGCAACTCTGGCTACCAACTCTGTTTTTGCATTCATCAGTGCGAGAAAGCGTTCGGTGTCATGATAGTCTGTTCGACATGATGGAAGTCTGTGGTGAATTGTTGCAATATCTCTCCAGGTTCTGGTTTCTTCAAGCGATAGAACTTCAATCGTAGCACGGTCAAACTGTGTTACAAGATGAAGCAGATCCTCACTTACAAAGATATGAAAGTGAGCGCCGGACTCGTATGCCTTTTTGAACATATCAACATACGTTGATGGAGACTTATCCTTTGATCTATCTTCTTGTAATGTAACGAACGCCGTGACAAACGTAATCATTGTTCTTGGTCGTTAGAGTTATGTAAGTAATATGAACGCTAAATACAATGTGGGAGTTTGTTGATAAGGTTGTGTATATCAACCTCGACAAACGAAAGGATCGTGATGAACGAACACGTCAAGTGCTTTCATGCTTTGGCAATAAAGTGATTCGAATGACTGCAGTTGAGACGTCGCCGGGTTTTATTGGATGTCTCCAAAGTCATATCGGGGTGTTAAAGGCGGCGATTGCACATAGATGGAAAAACGTCCTTGTCGTTGAGGATGACATTGAGTGGAACGACTTTGACGCCGGGTATGAACGTGTGAAGAACATCGCATGCACTAAAAGATATGACGTGATTCACTTTGGACCGACTGCAGAACGAATCATGCCCAATTCAAACAGGCTTGTGTCTGGACAAACTACAACAGCATATCTGATCAATGGGCCGTACATACCAACGTTACTTGACTGTTATGAGAAGGCCCTTCCTGCATTGATTGCTACACATGATGAATGCAAATACGGAGCAGACCAATGTTGGAAACCGTTGATGCTTACTGGGGGGTGGTATGCTCCTATCCCGGTCTTAACATATCAGCGTGCTGATTTTAGTGACATTAGACAGCAGTATCAGGATCATCGTCACACTTATAGGTTGAAACTGTAATAAATAAAATGCCTCCCATTACCGTGCATATTATGGGTGGACTTGGTAATCAGCTATTTCAACTTGCTGCACTCCTTCATGTTGCGAGGAAAACACATCGTAGTCCGTATATCCAGTCACTTGCGAATCCGTCACCGCATTCTTCGATTTCCTATTTCGATACAGTCTTTCAGGGGTTTCGTTCACTTCATTCGTCCATGCGTCCTCAGACTCGAGTTGACGAGACAAGTTTGGCCTATACGAATTGGGGACCATTGCTCTTCCGCGCACTAAACCCTGAGATGCATGGATACTTTCAGGACTGGCGGTATGTTGACCAGGACTTCGTTCAGCGGCTTTGGTTTCCTAGAGACGTGTTGACTCGGTACAAGAATGTTCACGAGGGTGTCTTTCTTCACATTCGCGGTGGAGACTATGTTGGCAATGTCTACCATGACATCGGACTTGACGGGTATTACGAGCGAGCGATTGCACTTTTTCCTGGTGCTCACTTCTTCCTCGTAACCAATGATGTTAACTATGCACTATCACGCCCATTCTTGAAAGATGTTACCTTTACTCTCGTGATGGAACCAGAGATCGACACGCTCTATCTCATGAGCCAATGTACAGGAGGTATCTGCGCAAACTCTTCCTTCTCATGGTGGGGTGCGTTCCTGAACCCGAATCGAAAAATTGTTATGCCTGATCGCTGGTACCGTGATGCACACCATGCAACAGAAGGGTATTATTTTCCCGGCGTCATCAAATGTCAAGTGTAATCGCCTTAGAAGAGGTTGGCATGGTTCCAGCCTCACGATGATGGAGAACCTCATCCCATGTCGACTGTAGTTCACCGATATGGCTGGTAATCCAGTTAGGATCACGTGGTAGGAATGCCTTCTTGGTCGAGTTCAGTATCCAATACACCAACTGCGCTTCGCCAATCTCCGCCTGCCACGCAGAAAGATCTACCGTTGACGGCTTGTACTTGACTGTCTCATCGTCAAAGACCGCAAAGACACCCTTCGTCGCAGTCGAACGAATCCATTCGGAGGAGAATACCTTCTTGAATCTGAACTCTGCATACTCACACTCATCAATCCCCGTGCACTCCATCTGCATCTGCATTTGGTGCACGTATTCGCTTGGGATACCCTCAGATTCTGGCCGGGAGAAGGGACATTTGAACTCTATGAGCCGGCCTCGCCTACGAACATCAGTGTTCACGGGGAAGATAAGACCATCTGGAGACGCACCTAGAAACGAATACACTGGGTGCCGTACACAGGAGACATCGACAATCTTGCATCCCGTCTCAGTTTCATAGAGCTCCTTTGCAATCGGTTCGAATCGCGTTCCCCAGATCATGGGTCCAGAGGATATGCTCTGTTGAGGGATAAGCTTTCCGATCATAAGAGACCTACGAGCCTCACCGCCAGCAAACACCTTCCACACCTCAGACCCCGTGATCATCTCACCTCGTTTGGCATGCCACTGTGTTGTGCGCTGGTCGTTCTGTCCATAGTCTCTAATCGTTCTGCGCACACAACGGTCACGCATCCACGTGTGTCCTAGCTCACCCTTCATCGCCTCCTCAAATGCAGCAAATACTACGCGTCTAGCTTTTGTGTAGGTGAGAGAAGGTACAAGAAGGGTAAGAAGCATGATCAAAGGCTTCAGTCTCTTCTTTGCACGAGTATACGGTGGTTCCCGAAGCCATTCGAGAACAACACATTCCATTGCGTTTCTTTATGCGTCGTACAGGAAAACTCATTTTCAGTGCTGAAACACAGAATCAGTATGGAGACGATTCAAAGCAAGGAACAATGGGTTCTTCGCCGTCTTGAAGGCTTTTATGCAAATCCCGACCACTTTCGCAGAATCGAGGAGGTTCTCTCCGGTAAGTCACGTCTCAGTCTGCGTCTTTTGGACTGGTTTGTGACCAATTACTCTAAAAAGTACAATGTCTCATACATGACGAAGTCAAATCGTCATGTGATCGTTTATCTGGTCTACAAGTCACATCTAAAGGCCTACAACAAGAAGATGTTCGACCCGTTCTGCCGTTGGAAGCGTATTCAGTTTCGCGGTCTCGATACAACGGTTGGGCAGTTGAACTTCTTTGAGTGGGCGATTCAGGACGAGGTTCTTGATTATCTGGATGCAAACTACGATGAGATCCACGCAGACATGGAGGCCTACTCACAGGTGATTCAGCCGAAGGACGGTGAGCGCCGCAAGAGGCATGAGTTGAGCCGTTCAGCTACAAAGTCCGTGCGTATCCACGACGTGACGGTAAAGGTTACATTTGATTAAGGGATGTTGTCTACCATTGACAGAACGGTTGTCTATCCCGTGAGCGCTGACATTACAGAGCATGATCTTAACATCGTGTCAGACCTGTGGACGATGGGAGGTCGCCAAGTCTTTCGTGGTGCACGTGATCCGACGTATTCTCATGCAAATGTGTACTGGTTGTACGATGAAGAACTCGATAGGGTTGGCGTGTCTGAGCACAAACTTGAGAATCCAGGAGATGTATCGCTGTTGTGGTACAAGGAGACTCCATTTGGAACTCTTCTTCAGGAAGATGGTTGGATCGAGTCTGATTCTATTTGGTCACGTCTCCCCGAGCATTCTTATGAGCAGTTTCTTGCAGAGGGATGGACTACGCCCATGCAGTTCCTCGAGCGGTGTCTGCGTGGATCGATTCGTATTGTGACACCTGAAATGATTGTGAAGCAGCCATCAGTTCATGCATGTGAAAAATGTAACTACGTGTCTCTTACGTCATCTACATGTAGCAGTGAACGTGCACTGACGTTCCCCGAAAAGGAAAAGGTTTGGTTTATTGATGATCGTATGATTGTGTACCTGCCTCCTAGCAGGTCTTCTGTTTGGCCATTACTTGGTTTTACGCAACCGCAGCTGCCCGACGAGCCTTCTTCGGAGCAGCCGGAGCCACAGGTGCAGGTGCAGCCGGAGGAGTCACAGCCCGAGCCGTCTCCTCAGCCTCAGCCTCAGCCTCAAGATCCTCCTCAGTCGTCTCAGTAGGTTTCTCCTCGACCGGCTCATCAGGCTCCTTAATGTCGGCGAACGCAGCCTTCGC